ATGCACTAGTGCATAACTAAGTGAAGTTTCAGTGAGCTTTTGTGGATTACCCGCTATTAGCTCATATAGCTATTAGACTGTGATTTTCGAAAGCGAACGAAATGGATCTAAGTTTTGTGTTATTGTGTTGCGAGTTTTTGCCCCTCCTCGGGTTACCAGGAAAACAAGAAAAAGCTACGAAGGCCGGCTAAGTGCCTTCAATTTCGTTTTCGTTTTAGGGCGTTGTCTGAAGTAGGTTCCCAATCTATTTCAGCCTAGTTTATGGTGCAAAAGTTATTGCTGAGTGATTAGGATAAATGAGCCTAAACGTTATCCGCCTTGACAACCGTTTGGTTTATGCGGAAATCATGGATCCCCGTGGGTGAAGTGATATTCCGGTAATTGTTAACGGCTCAAGCCAGGGTGCGGTATGCGAGTCAGATCCGAAATCCATAAATATTCTTCCGGTCCAATATTCCGATACATAATGTAGAGCAAGAGGCCAAAGGTTAATTATGAATGAATGATCGTGATTCATAATGTCCCCCCTTTTCGTTCCCGTAATTATGTATTAGCTACTGGCCCATCACAGGATGATGGGACACTAGTGAAAGCGTGCTCTTCTGGGAGGTTGAGCGGCGCTAGGCGGGCGACCTGAACGCATATATGGCAAGTTTGTTCTAATCACAAAGATAACAATAAGCGTGCTGCATAATTAAGCTAGTTTTGGGAGTCAGCGGGCTACTGAAGTCCGCACACCCAATGTACGGCGGGTGTATAATAATAAAAGGCAAAATGGAACAGACCCAACCTATTACAGGCACCGGTCGAAATCTCCCAACCTGTTCCCCCCAGACGTTTCTACTGGCGTCATCATGCTACAGTAATTTTCCGAGAACTTGTTTGACGGAGTTGTTGTTGAAGGGTGGCGTGTCACTAGAGGCAGTGATTGCATTTTGTGCCTGTGACACATGGTGGCTAGAGCCAGATGGCGCGTTAGTCACCACTCCAACCAGTAGATCTGGTTGGACAATTCATGCAGCAAGAAAGTTTTTGACGTTGTATGAAGTGCCAAGCATTATTGTTTATAACGATGGACGTGTGAATTATCTGATTAACATTGGATTGAATTCACAAGAGATGTTTCAAAACATTTTGTTAGGCCAAAAAGCTTTCTTTTTGTGCGATGGTCATTGGAGCATTGGTGGTTACTCTCTGGAAGAGTGCCGTCCTTTATTGGACGTGCACCTACTAGAGGGTGGTTTTGGAAAGAAGAAACCTGTCCGTGAGTTACCGAACTATGGATGGGAAGAAAGTAATCCGAAGGATGATCGTGCTTTGTATGTTCAAAAACAGACAGAGCATAAGCGCAAGGAATATCTCAATTCTTTGCCAAAGAAACCTAGGAAAATTTCTATTCCAAAGGAGCAGGATTTCAAGTATTACGCAGCAGCTTCTGATGCATTGGGTATTGCTACGGATGTAGCGTCTTTAATTCTCATAGTAAAGGCCTATGTCCGCACCAAAGACTCATATGTTATGGCTGTTGGGTTGGTGCAAATGTTTTCATTTGTCAGGGAAAATGTGGAGTACATGCAATTGTTGATGCAAAATCTCCCTGGCTTGGATGACTTTTCTGTGGATGGTCTCTTGCAATGGCTTAAGGAGCGTTGCGGAGATCGGGCAGAAGTTGATAATGGTCATCAAAATGATAATCTTGTTGAGTCTACTTGGTCTTCCTTGTTGGCATCTCATTCAAGAAATCGATTTTACGCAGTTTCAATGCTTGATGTTTTGAGCCAATTTAATGCGAGCGGTGCAGGAAAACTTCTTGGTAAGTTTTTCTCTGCATCCGTTTTAACTTTAATGGCGAAAAGTATCAAGTCGCACTTAGACATTACAGTTGCTCAGCAGCTGATAATGGGTATGGCTCGAGATTGCGATTTTGTTGATTTGATTCTTTCGGTAGCTAAGAAAGGAGTTGATTTTCTGGCTAAGTTGTTTCCTCTGAAGTTTCAGGTACATATCCGGCGTGTGGAAGACGAATTGGAGTTTTCAATTCTTCGTAAGAAGGTTGAAAGTTCCATGGATGTGAGTCCTATTGTGGTATATCAAAAAGCTTTCTATCCTTATCGTGAGGGTGGATTGCCAGAGTTGATTGCAGATTTCGAGAGGTATCGTGAACTTGGTGATAGACTTGGAAAGCCACTTGTGCGGCATTTTGAGTCTAAGTTTTCAGATTTTAACTTCTTTAGTCAAGGTGCAAGTTCTCGCCCCCTTCCATTTGGAGTGGCCCTTGTGGGTCCTCCGGGAGTAGGTAAGACTACTATGATTGAAGACATTTGGACTATTTCGAGGGAAGTTTGGAATGTTCCAAGAGGCGAAAGTGTGGCTATTTCAGTCGATGCTAAATTTGATGATCCATATTGTGGAAATGATTTTGTTTTGCTGGACGATATTGGAGTAACTAAACCTGAACGTACTACTGAGGATCCCTTTGCTCGTATCATACGCATCATGCAAACTACGAAAAATTTTTCGGAGCAAGCTGAAGCGCATAATAAGGGTAAAGTTCCTTGGAATGTAAAGACATTGTGTGTTACTTCCAATTTGGACCGACTTTCTACATTTAATTATGTGAATAATCCCATCGCTATTTTGCGAAGATTTCACATTTATTTAGAGGTTCTACCAAAGGATCCTACGAAATACACTTTTGATTTTATCAATGTTTCTTCAGATTATTTTGAAGATTCCTTTAACTACGTGTTTAAGACGGTAAATCCTGAGTTTAATTCGAATCAACCTTTGGTTAATCCAACAAATAATTCAATGCGGACAGTTGCAGAATTTGGATCAAGATCACAAGCGCTCCAGTATTTGACCGAGCGTATGCGTGAACATGTGAAATTGCAAGAGAAAGAAAGAAATTCGTCAGGACCTTTGTGCTTGGAGTGTTTCAAGCGTCCTTGTTGGTGTAAACCCGTTGGCGAGGAGAAGGAAAATGTTGTTGATATGAAAGATGAAACAAAAGGTCAGGAAGAAGAAAAGATAGATTGGCTGGCAGACTATGAGTCGCTAGCTTTAGATCCGTTTTTCCGTGATCCTTTTAGTCTTGGATTATATAGACCTGAGGGTTATATTCCGATTGGGGGGTCCCAATATGGAGAGTCTGTTCAGCGACACAGGACAAACAGTGCCCCTTCTTTAGGTAAGTTTGTTGCCGTGACGAGAGTTATTAAATCTAAAACCAATTTAATCCCTTTCATTGGATTATTTGGTCTTTTAACAATTCTTTTCTACTGGCGTGCGATTTGGTTCTTGGCTTGTGCGGTGGGAAGTATTTTTCTTTATTGGAATTGCTTCCCTTTGTTTGCGATGTGTGTTGGCTTTGCCTTCATGCTGTGTTGTTCCGACATTTTTGGTTACAACGAGCAACTTCAATCTTCTGCGTTCACTATTTTAGTGACACGGGGGGTTGTGAGTTTTGTTGAGATGTTGCACCAATTATATTTTGAATGGTATGCGTCGATAGAGTTGTCGTTTTTTGCGAGGTCAAGGAAAAGTGCAGTGAAGTGGATTTTCTTTATGGTGATCTGTGGAATAACCTCCAACTTTAGAATTGCGTATTATAAGCTTCGTCTTTATGGCCTGAATAAGTGGTGTGCACTGTGGCATAAACGGAGTGTTATAAATCATAATTCTAAACTATCTCTACTTCTGGCTACTATAGCAGGAGTGACGGTAATTGGAGCAATTGTTGGACATAATGCGATTAGAAACAAAAAGAAGAAAGTTGAAGTCACAGAAAAAGAGCAGTTGCCTCAGTGGGGACTGTTTTCTTCTTGTACGAAAAATACTGGTGTGGCGGCTCATGGACTGAAGAGAAGTGAAAAGCGAACAGTTTGTGTTCAATTTAACGGAAGAGCCAATATGGGTTATTTTATAGACTCCAATCGAGTTTTGACAGTGGCCCATTTGTTTTCAGATGCTGAACCGGACCAAGAAGTTAAGGTGATGTTGCATAAAAACGGAGAAATTGCGTATGAAAAAGCAGTGCCTTTTTCTTCGGTTGAAGTTTTTAAAGATAAGGACTTTGCAATAATTACAGTTCCGGACCATCAAACACGTTACTCATCGCTCTTTCAGCACTCATGTGCGGCAACCATGCCATTGAGCGTGAGTGAGACTTATTATTATAACAGTCCTCTTAAAGGGACGGGTGTTGTAAAGTTTCTTTGCACATCCAATAATTTGTCTTATGTTGATACGTCTGAGAATAAGATTAGTCCTCCTGTTCTTCATGTTTTCTACACATCCAGTATGGAAAACAAGATGGAATATGGAGACTGCGGTACGATGATAGTTGATTCGCAGGGCTTGAATGTAGGAATTGTAGTGGCGGCATCCCATGGGTGCCCAAACTTTTTGGTTATTCCTTACCCCTCTCTGTCTATGCAAGTTGTAGAGCAGCCAGTAGTGGAACCTCAAGTCCAAGGAACAGTTTCGGAGTCCGTGGTTTTTGATGCTGTAACAGCCAGACCCTTCGGAGCTTCAGTCAAGATTGGTGAAGTTCGTGGAGTTGTAGTCAAGACCAGCAAGAGTGATGCGAAAAAGTCCTTGTTGGCAGGAATGCAGTTAAATGTGAATGGTGAAGTACCGGATCCAGAAAAGTTTGGTCCCCCTTCAATTTTCAGACCTGGAAAAAGTGTCCGAACCGGAGTGTATGATACATATCATAGGAATTTGGGCATTTTAAAGCAAGCTAAGGCAAATGTTGATAAGACAGTTTTGTCCAAGGCTATCGAAGATTACTGGGATCGGATACGTGGGAGTTTGACTGATGATGATTTGACTCACATTCATCCGGAATCGTATTTTAATGCGTTGAGTGGAAAGGAGCATGGAGTTGCGACTAGAATTGTGCGTTCTGCAAAGTTAAACACTGCTGTGGGGTATCCTTTTGCTTCTGGAAAGAAAAGGGATCACATACAGTTGTTGGAAGATGAAGTTGTTTTCTCGAGTGAATTTGGATCTTTTCTGGAAAAGTTTGAGAATATGTTGTTGGAAGGAGAAACACCGTTTACCTTCTGTAAAGCCTCTCCAAAAGATGAGGTCACAAAAATTTCGAAGACGAAAACCAGACTGTTTTATGTAGGGGATTCGGCTACGTATTGCGTGATCAGAAAGTATTTTTGGTGGTTTCCTATGTTGGTGTATAAGCATCCGTTGGCATTTGAGTGTGCATTTGGAATTAATCCGTACTCTCAAGAATGGACTGACATCCAAACCTATTTGAATGAGTTTGAGTATCATCAAGCAGCAGATTTTTCTGACTGGGATCTCAGGCTTCCGCAGGAGTTTATGGAAGGTGCATTCACGATCTTGGAACGTTTGGCAGATTTGGGTGATGGTTTTCCTTCATCAAAATTTTTCTCAGCTCTTAAGCCGTTGTTTACTTCTCCTATTGCCCTTTTTGGAACGGAGCTGTATAATTTGGAGCAAGGGACTGTTTCTGGTCATCCGCTCACTTATCTCTTTAATTCAATTGCAAACTCTCTTCGAGCCCGCTATTGTTTTTATACCCTCTTTCCAGAAGGTAAAAGATTTAGTGATCATGTCCGTGCCATTTATGGTGGGGCTGATGCCCATGAAACTACGAACTTGTATCCGTTTAATCAGCTAACGACTCTTCCAATTATGATGGGATTAGGGATTAGACCCACTGATTCTAATAAAAATATTATCAGTGAGCCTTTTTCGCCAAAAGAAGAAGTGACTTTCTTGAAAAGAGATGAGCAAGGTCGATTGGATATTCAGTCCATTCACAAAATGTTAATGTGGACAACTTCGACGAGTGCGTTGGAACATGCTTCAGGATCTATAGTGTCAGCTCTCTATGAAATGCATTTGTATGGTAAAGAGGCTTTTGACAATTTTGTTGAGAGTCTTCGGCAAGAACTTCCGCGTGCAGCAGAGTTTAATCCATCAAATGGCTTTGATTTGTCGTACATTTTACAAGAGAAGGCAGCGTTTTTGGATTTTGATGCAGATTGCTATAAGTTCAATTCCACTTTGGAGAACAGAATTCCAGAGATTCACTTTGATAAGAAGTCTCTGGAGTTTTTGCAGGAAGATTAAAACTACGAGGGCCGGGTAAGTGTCCTCAACATAGGTTAACAATGGAAAAGTTTCCTCTATAAATAACGAATTTCCACTGTGGCATTGGTTACCATTCGAGTTCATCGCTGTGTGTGGAATGCGAAGAGGCTTGTCACTTTATGAACCGATTTTTATTGGTAGCGCAGTTGTATGTGAGTAATGTGGAAACATATATAAAAATTATAACATTGCAGAAACACCAAATTTAAATATAAAGCCCACAAGCGAGGAAGGGCTAGTTCCTCGCAACCTGTCAGCGCCCGAAAGGACGTTCGATATTCCAACTCTAATTGACGATATGTCTTATGATAAAGTGGATTATTCTACTTTTGAAGATGTCTCATTAAAAGAGTTTTTGTCTCGTCCATTGAAGGTGGCAACACTAACATGGGCTCCTGGGTCTTCGCTAAACACGACGATTTCACTACCGACTTACTTGGGTCTCACTCCGATTAAGCATAAATTGAATCAATTTGCAAGAATTCGTTTTTCGCAAGTTATCACAGTTTCTGTAGCTGTGAATCCGTTTTATGCAGGATCACTTCTGCTTTCGGCTTTGCCGTTAGCTGGATATGATCAACTTGAACCGGGGCGGATCCCTTTTACGCCGGTGAATCAGGATTTTGTTCGCTTAACGCAGAGACCAAACGTTTTTATGAGTGTAAATCAAAGTCAATCAATGACGCTCAAGCTGCCTTATTTTAATGTATCCAAGTGGTACACTTTAAATCAAACAGAAACAGCTTTGAACACGAATTTTTATGGCATTTATTTAAACTCTATTAACAACTTGTCTCATTGCAATGGCTCGTCAGATTCCGTGACAGTGCAAATTTTCATGTCTTTAGAGGATGTGGAGTTGGAGGTTCCTACCACTTACTACGCAGCTTCTGGAGAGCAGAAGGCCGTTTCAAAACAATTGGAAAAGTTGGCGCATGCCACTAAACAGCTTGCGAAGATTCCGATAGCGGCCCCATATGCTACACCTATGTCAATGGCTTTAAAAGTTGGAGCAGATTTGGCTAAGACTTTGGGATATAGCAGACCATTTTTGGCAGAGGATCGTATTGTCAAAACACATGATTCAATGTCGAATACAGACCAACCAATACCAATTCCTTATATGGGGTTGAGTTCAGCAAATTCAGTTGCCTTAGGAGCAGAATTAAATTTACCTCCTGAATTTCGAGAAATGGATATAGTAGAACTTTGTAAGAGATATTCATATCTTTCTACCATTACTTGGAATGTGGCATCCGCTGTGGACACCTCATTATTGCAATTCGGAGTCACTCCGTGTGTGTATAGGCTCAATGGAACAGAACAGCATTATCCAGCAACTGGGTACTGCTCTTTGCCTTTCACCTACTGGAGTGGAACTCTTAAGTACAAAATTCAAGCTATTGCTTCTCAAATGCATAGAGGGCGGTTGAGAATCACGTGGGATCCTTATCCTACTGCGGACATAAATACCCCAGGTTTTTATTCCACTCCCGTCACCGTTATTTTGGACTTAGAGAAAGAATCCGAAGTCGAATTGGAAGTTCCTTTTCATTCGCAGTACTCTTCTTTGTATTGCCCCGCCATGTCTTTTCCCGTTGCATTGGGTGCAAATTTGCTCACTTGTAATGGCTATGTGACGATATCAGTGATGAATTTATTAAATACGCCAAATGGTACCATTGACACTCCAGTTGAAGTTAACATTTGGATAGCCGGTGGAGATTCTTTGAGATTCTACCGGCCTGGTGATGGCATTTCTACATGCTCATTTTATGCTGCTTCAGGCAAAGTTGGAAGTGACAGCAAAATAGAAACCAGTTTAGTAAATCATGGTGAAGCCGTGACAAATATTCGCGCTCTAGTGAAGAGAGAGTCCCCGACTTACGTGTATACGGGGTATGGAGTGGCAACGACAATTCCCCAAATGATGTCAATTTATGAGTTTGATAGACCAGTTTTCAGAGGAACCAAAACTGCGGGTCGTGCGCGATCCACAACTACGGGACCTGGTGCCATTTCTTTCGATTATGGCATGAATAATCTAATAACTCATTTTGAAGGCTGTTTCGCAGCCCGAAAAGGTTCGTATGTCATTCGGTACACACGGTTGGTGGCCGGATCTAACAGACCAAATTTGACTCTTTTGGCAGATCATGATTTTGTATCAAGTCTTGGAATTGACACTCCTGGAGTGCGTTTTTCGTCATACAATAGTGGAGCAGTGAGTTTGCCGGCTTATTTTGCAAATAATCTGGGAGGAGCTAATGCAATGGAGATGGATACTGTTTTCGAAAATGTTGCTGGTAGGAAGCCATATTACAACATCAATGAATTTTTGCCCAACAGGTATGGAATGACAAATTGGGGAACTGGAACTTATACAAGTTTAAATGGTCCGTCTCATGTTGCTCATGTTATGCATGATCAAGGAGGCACGACGTATCCTATTCCCGTGTTGAGAACTGTTTCTGCTGGAGAAGATTATTCATTGTTTTGTTATATTGGACCTCCTATCGTGTATGTTTTCGGATCTCCCGGAGCCGGTGCTTAGACTGACAAAATGTGCAAAGCCCACATATGGCTTAAGATGAGTGTAATTTCAC